GCATGGTGGCCCGAAGTTAGCAAGACCCTAAACATCTTACGCATTACTGGCGGAGAACCCTTACTGCAACAGTCAACATGGAGACTATTAGATGATCTATATAATAACCCTAAACCTAATTTAGAGCTCAATCTTAATAGTAACCTCGGGGTCAAACCAGTCCTAATTGAAAGGCTTGTGGAGAAAGTTAACAAACTATTAAATGAAAACAAGATCAAACATTTTAAATTGTTTACCAGTATCGATACATGGGGAGAACCTGCAGAGTATATTCGTACTGGTCTAGATCTCGCAGTATGGGAAAAGAACCTAGACACATACCTAACAAAAACAAAACAGCCAATTACATTCATGTGTACATTTAATATATTGACTGTTACAAACTTTAGTTCGCTATTGGTTAAGATATTACAATGGCGAAAGAAATACAATGGCTGGTTCAGTCGCAAAGAGCGCATACGGTTTGACACTCCTTACCTAAAGGAGCCATTACAATATGATATGAATCTATTACCTAAAGAACAGTTTATGCCCTATATGGAGATTGCTTTAGAGTATATGCGCCGAAACAAATTTTCAGAATTAGAACGCGAAAAGTTTAGTCGTGTTGTTGAATATATGAGAACTACAAATTATGACGATAATAAACTTGCCGAAGGTCGTAGAGATTTTTACAACTGGTTTACTGAATACGATAAAAGACGTAACACTTCATTTAAAGACGTATTTCCAGAGCTTGAACATTTCTACGAAACCTGCGGTTCTACTACCTAACTTTAGTTTTGAAAACCGTAACACGTTTGAAAACTTTGTAGACTGCCCTGATGTTAATCCATCGGGCCTCAGTCGTTTCCATCCATCTATACTCGCTGGTAAGATGTTGCAGACGTTTGATATAACACCCAACACTAATCAAGAGCACTATATTATCGCATCAGGAGTTAGACATCATCCAGACAACTGGACTACTCCTAGAGGTAAGGACAACTTGTTTAAATGGATCAACGCAAAGTATCTAAAAGACCTACAAGAAGGCAGGGCTATATTATTGTTGGACCAGTGCCTGGAAGGATACCACACTCCTTATCTATGGCAATGGTTCCATGATAGTTGTGACAGATATTCTATACCCCTAGAGGCCGTAGTATACGTTACGGGTAATTGGACAACAGCACAAGACTATGCCAAGTGGGCCAACAATAAACCGAACAAGATTAAAACCTTTCCTTACACACACTTTGAATCATATATTAAATTCATAGCAGAGCAGAATAATATACATACTAACTGGAATGATAATATTGATTATAAGAAATCCTCTACTATCAAGACATTTAATTGTTTACAAAAAAGACTGCGGCCTCACAGGATATGGTTCTATGTAAAAATGTTTGAAGCAGACATACTAGATAAAGGATTAGTCAGCATGAATGACTATAACATCAATAGAGCCTACTTAGAAAACAAACTACCAGATAGCGAACTTCTACAGGAAGCAAGAACTGTGCTACCTTTAGAAGTATACGGCCAATCTAATGTCCAATTTGATGATAGATACTATATTGATAGGATAGTAGATAAGGTATATAAAGATACCTGGGTAACTGTAGTCAGCGAACCTATATTTGCAGACAGTGACAATGCCTTATTCATAAGTGAAAAAACCTTCAAGCCTATAGCATGTATGCATCCTTTTATTATCCTAGGAGCACGTGGTAGTCTACAGGCTGTACGAGATATGGGCTATAAAACATTCGATGGATTTATCGATGAGAGTTATGATAACCTCTCGACTTTTGAAAGAATAGATGCTATAATCAAAGAGCTTAAGAGAATAGATGCTATAGAAGATAAGCTATCCTGGTTTAATGGGATGAAAGACATAATCGAATACAACTACAATGTCTTCCATAATTCTAAAGGAGATCAAGCAAGAGCTTTTAATGATCTCACAGCATACTATAGAGAATATTTTAATGTATAGTGAAATACCATTTGATACAATAACCAAGTTTGGACAACAGACGATGTTGGATCGCCCCTTGTTCAATGTAAGTTGGATATTGGGTAGATTCTGTAACTACAACTGCTCCTACTGTTGGCCGTATGCTCGTAGTGATAAACTAGATTATCAGCCATTTGAAACTTACACTCATGCGATAGACGAAATAAAACGTCAAGCGCGACTAAATGGATTCACACAGTTCCATTGGTCGTTCAGTGGAGGTGAACCTACTGCATATAGAGAACTTATTAATTTGATAAAGTATCTGGACGAAACTGAAAGTCCCTATCAAAGCATACACATGACTACAAACTTATCGCCTGGTTCCAAATGGTGGAAGAATTGGTGTGATGCCACTTCTGCGTTACAGCGTAGAAGTATTACTGCCAGCTTTCATGCAGAGCATGCTAAAGAACAAGAGTTTGGAGACAAGTGTTTACAGTTAATGTATGAGCTTGTTCATGTGACTGTCAACCAAGTTATGGTTCCGGAAAAGTTTTATGAAACTCTGGAACGCTGTGAACGCCTACGGGCTAGGGGAATTAATGTAACACTTAAACCGCAGAGTAATGATACTGCTACTGCTATCGTAGAAGGGTATACCACCGAAATGATTAAGATTATGCAAGATGACTTTGAACAACATGAAGGATATCAAATACGATTAACAGATGGTACACAAAATTACTATATAGATCAAGCAGAACGATTTAATGCTCTTGGCTTTAATCAGTTTAATGGCTGGACCTGCAATAGCGGGTATCAAAGTTTGATAATTAAAGGTACAGAAGTAAAACGAGCATATAGCTGTAAGGAAGAAACTATAGGAACTATAGATAACTTTACATTATTTTCTGCTCCTAAGATTTGCGTAACTGACCGTTGTGTTAGTAGTGCAGACAGTAAGATACCTAAGATTAAAAATGTATAAGATAACTGACATACGTGCAATACATCTCGAAGTCACGAGCAAATGCCAGGCTCGTTGCCCTATGTGTCCTCGCCGCATTAACGGAGGACCAATGAATCCGTTTGTTGATCTAAACGAAATTACTTTAGATCAATTTAAAGAATGGTTTTCGGTGGATTTTATAAAACGATTAAATCATCTAAGCATGTGTGGTAACCTAGGTGATCCTATAGTTGCTAAAGACACACTAGAAATATTTAAATATCTACGTGCTAATAATCCAACAATGGCTTTAGTAATGCACACTAATGGAAGTGCTAGAACACAAGACTGGTTTGAAGAAATGGCAAAGACTAATGTGCGTATTGTGTTTGGAATAGACGGATTAGATGATACACATCACTTATATAGAGTAGATACCGATTGGCAAAAGATAATAGATAATGCAGTTGCCTTTATTAATGCAGGAGGAGATGCACGTTGGGATATGTTGGCCTTCCAACATAACGAACATCAAATTGATCAATGTAGAGTACTGAGTCAGAAACTAGGCTTTAAAGATTTCTATGTCAAACACACAAGTCGTTTTAAAGACGGCAAGTTTAATGTATTAGATGATACAGGCAAAACAAAGTATATATTATATCCTACAACAAAAAGCAATACTATGATCAGTAAGGTAGCAACAGCAGAACAAGATACATTACCGACCATTAGTTGTAAAGCACAGCGAGATAGTCAATTGTATGTAAGTGCAGATGGTACTGTAACTCCTTGCTGTTGGATAGATTTACAACCAATGCCCCCTACACAAGATTCTAGGATACAGTATCTTGATACTATAGGCTATTGGCCCAATCTTAATACGCAATCATTAAATGAAATTTTTAATAGCGGATATTTTGAGCAAATAGAAAAGAGCTGGAGTACCTGTGGAATTAAAGAGTGTAGTAAACAATGTGGCAAATTTGATAAGTTAGGAGCTCAGTTTGAAAGTTGATTTAGAACACTTGCATTATTGGATGCAGGCCATCAGACAAAGTCCAGATCCTATCAGGACTATGGATGCCTTTTGGAGAGGACAGCTCGACAGTAAAAAATGGTTAATTAATGAATTAGAAAAGTTATTCTGGCTAGATGATATAACAGTAGATATACATGGCGGTTGGGTAGGTGTGTTAGCCAGTATGTTATTTCAGAGCAATATCGGGATTACGCATATCAATAGCATTGACATCGATCCTGTCTGCGCTCCTATTGCTACTATGATGAATAAAGGCGAAGAGATAGAAGGTAGATTCCATGCTCATATAGCAGATATGTGTACATTTAGAAGTCATGCAGATGTTATTATCAATACCAGCTGTGAACACATTACACAAGAAGAATATGATTTATGGTTAAGTGGACTACCTCATAACAGTATCATCGTATTGCAAAGCAACGATTATGACATTCCAGAGCATGTTAGATTTGTAGATAGTTTGGAAGAGTTTAAAAAGCAAAGCAATTTAAATATTATATATGCTGGATCGTTAGACACAGAGTTATACACCAGATGGATGATTATAGGAAAACAACATGGATAAAGTATTTTGGATGAAGCATGATAACAGTGAATTAGCCAATTGGCAACAGCAATTAGAACAAGTCACTGGATCGGCATCTTTCTGTGTTATTCCGTGGATACATTTAGCCACTAGACCAAATGGCGATGCACGTATCTGTTGTGTAGCAAATGCATCTGGATCTTATTCTGGAGACTACGGTGTTGGCCTTGTTAAAAAAGAAGATGGTAGCCCAAATAACTTTGGCAAAGAATTACCCAGCCAAATGTTTAACAGCGACTATATGAAGAGTGTTCGTAAGTTAATGTTAGAGGGCAAGATTCCTAGCAGTTGTACAAAATGTTTTGAAGAAGAATCTAAAGGTATTGTAAGTAAACGTATATGGGAAACAGGAGCATGGCATTTAGATAATGTTGATGTTCCTAAACTAATCGAGGAAACTGAAGAGGATGGAACTATTCCTTTTAAATTACAATACTTAGATCTTAGACTTGGCCATACCTGTAACTTGAAATGTATTATGTGCAGTCCGCACGATAGCAGTATGTGGGTACCGGAGCATAAAAAAGTATTTCCTATATTTCAAAGCTCGTTAATTAAAAAACAAATGAGTTGGGAAGCACACGAGTTTAATAATAAGTGGCATGAGAATCCTGCATTCTGGGAAGAAATATATGAGCAGATTCCTAATATTAGACAGTTGTACTTTGCAGGTGGCGAGCCCTTAATCATTAAAGAGCACAAGGTATTTTTAGAGGAGATTGTTCGTAGAGGGTATGCTGGACAAATACATCTACGCTATAATACAAATGTCCTAATGCTAGATGAATCTATAGTTGAGCTTTGGAAGCAATTTAAGGTAGTTAAAGTCGGTGTAAGTTTAGACGCACTCGACGATAGAAACTATTATATACGTTATCCTAGCGATTGGGACACTATTGTAAAGAACTTGCATATATTAGATAATACACCTGATAACATTCATGTTACTATAGCACTGGCCGCACAGATTCTCAATATCAAACATATTCCTGATTTTATTAAATGGAAAGTATCTAGTAATTTTAAAAAGATAAATCAGCAAGTCAATGCCAGCGGCTATATGCAAGGCGGAGGACTGATCGGAGTACACTTGCTTTGGTTGCCTAGCTGGTTAAGTATGCGAGTATTACCAGCAGAGGATAAGAAAGAAGTCCGAGAGAAGTTTGAAGAGCTAAAAGTTTGGTTAGAAACTAACTATGAACATTACGATACCTTAGCAATGAATCCTTGGGGCTGGAAGCGTTGGGAAGGTATACTCGATTGGATGGATAAAGAAGATGACACTCGATTACTGCCAGACTTCCGTGAGTATATAACTACTATGGATAATCAGAGAGGCACTGATTTCAAAACAATATTCCCTGAGTTGGCACATCTATTATGAAACCTATCAAAATCGTATCGACACAAAAAGACAATATCTTAGCAATAAGATGGAATCCAAACAATGTCTGTAATTACAAATGCTGGTATTGCTGGCCAGGAGCCAATGCAGGTAATTATCAAAGTCCAACAGATCTAGATCTTATAATTAAAAACTTCAATCACATGATTGAAAGATATAAAACTAAACTAGGTAAAACAACGATACAACTCAGTCTAGCAGGCGGTGAGCCAACACTATGGAAAGACCTTGGTAAGTTTATAGAGGCTATCAAAAAAGAAAACGATATCTACTTTACTATTATCAGCAATGGGTCACGTACACTACGCTGGTGGAAGGAATACGGACACCTAATAGATAATGCTGGTTTATCTTATCATATCTCTCAAGCAGACCCAGATCATATGATAGCTGTTGCTGACACGCTATTTGAATACGGCAAGAAAGTTACAGTCAAAGTTCTAATGGATAGACCACATTGGCAGGAAGGACTTGATGTAATCGAATACATGAAGAAAAACAGTAAGTACAAGTGGTTTATTACCACATGCGAAGTATTCGAACCCGAAGTATCGACTCTTAAGGGCATCAAAGTTATTGACGAAAACGATATCCAGCTGACTAAAGAACAAAAGGGATTCCTAAAAAACTCTCTCAAGAGATTACCTAGTATTTTTTGGTTCTTAAAGAATATAAAGCTGATCTTCCAAGGACATATTAGACTTATTGAAAGTATAGCTTATTTTGAAGACGGTACAAAAATGAAAGCAAAAGCCAATACTTATATTAACAAAGGTTGGACATCATTTGAAGGTTGGAGTTGTGATATAGGACTAGACAATGTCTTTATTGAGTGGACTGGAGATATACAAGGAGCCTGCACACAAAAGATATATGGACTTGATTATAGTTTTAATATTTTAGATAAAGACTTTACTAAAAAGTTTGATCCCGAATTTAAATCTTCTATATGTTCTATTAAGAATTGTGTATGTGCTTGCGAAACACAACAATCAAAGTTTAAACTTGCTTAACGGAATATCTGCGGCACAGGTACACCAGTCTCTAGTACAAATAATTGGTTCTTTAGGAATATCACAAGTTCCTTCATAAATGTTGCCTAGACTACCACCGACTCTACAAGTTGCTCTGTGTACATCTCCGTCCCAATTTATCATTAGACTTTCTATACCTGCGTTGCATGACCAGTCTTTGAATTTGTTTAGGTGCTCTTTAATAACATCGTTAGCATGTTTTTGTATTTGAGCATAATTGTTATCTAACCATATAATAACATTAGGTTTAACTGTAGCATCTTGCTCCATTAACCACTTAAAATCATCTGGATGATATCGCATGTCATCAAATATATTGTGATCTCCTTCTGTCCAGCGTATTCTACGAACAGTAAAAGGAAACTCCATAATCTTTAAGTATTCTGCTACATCTTTAACGTTTGCCATATGATCGTGATGGGCCATTAGTTGCACCACTATTGAAGTTTTAGCAAAATTCTTTAGGCTTGTGATAGTGTGTATTACACGTTGATAATCATATTCAAAATGCACACTGAACACAAATTGATCTACCCGAAGGCTATCATACCATTCAGGCTTGCGTGTGCCGTTGGTAGTCACGCTGATCCAATGAACGCCAACGTGTTTAGCATAGTTGATTAGTTCTTCAAATTTAGGATGCACAGTAGGTTCCCCACCTGTAAAACTTAACCTAACAGGTTTACCTATATCAACTAATTTGTCTACAGTGGCTTTGAGTATTTCAATATCGGTATGGTCGCTGGTATTGTCGTGTATGCTTTCAGGGCAGTAATTACAGTCATAGTTACATCTCTTACCAAGGTTCCATTCGACCTTGACAGAGCTTTCGTGCCCCCATCGGCCCGTGATCTTAAGCATATGGTTTAAATTCCGGAGTTACATCTGTAAAACTTTGATTGCGTGTCTTATCTAATCTGCGATTAAATTCAACGCAGTCGGGCCATTTATCGTTTTGATCTTCTGCTTTTAGATAGTTAAGGATCCCCATTATATGATTTTGCGTCAGTTCTAATAACACAGGATGTTTTTTAACTAAATTAAAATCTTGTATCCTATTGTATACTCCTGCTAATCTTATGATAGCATCCATCTTTAGTTTTTTTGGTAGGACTTGTATAGAAAGTACATTTGGATATTTTACTATATGAGCATGGAATACTATGCCTAGATCATTTAAGAAGTATTCTATCATCTTATCTAATATCAATATATTACTTACTTGTACTGCAACGGCTCCAACGACTCTGCTAATGTTTGGGATTGTTTGTATCTCTTTAATATTCTCCACAACCTGAGACCATTCAGAGTTACTACGTATGTAATCGTAAACAGGCCCAATGCCATCAACAGAGACGTTAACAGCAACTGATCTAAAATGAGGCCAATATTCATGTATTGTTCTTCCTTTTGAAATTCCTAATGTTGTGCCATTAGTAGCATACTTTAGTTCTATTTGATGCCCGTATGGTTTAAGCATATCTAATATACGATAATGCTGTGGATCCATTAAAGGTTCTCCGCCTGCGAACTCTACACGACGGAAATATGGTAAGAGTTTTTCTAAACTTTCCCACCATTCTGGGCTGTCTTGGAACTTGTCTAAGTGTGGCTTACGTTCTAAATCGTGTTCTTCTACTATGGCATACATTATGTTACCTTCTTTTTTGTAGAAATGTTTTACTTCGTCCCAATCATTCCATGAGGTACTATCCATAGGATGGCACATGCGACATTTAAGGTTACATAAATTATTCAATTTAAGTTCTATGCTAGGAATCTCAAAAGGCATTGAATAGTCCTGGTTGAGTTTATCTACAGCATTTGGATATAAGTTGATACGTGCTTCTGGGATCTTACCGGCTATATGTCTTTGACGTAAACTCTCAACACCTTGTTCTTCTAAACTAAAGCAAGGCTGGCATTCTGGAGG